TATTCGGTATTTGGATTCATACTCAATATAGTGTTTACAAAAATAAAACAAAAACCTATCCTACACTGGATCGCATCCAAACAAATAACAAATTGCTATTCAATACAGAAGTTAAACTAATTGGCAGAGAATTTGTCCATACTGCGACAATCAAAAATTTGCAATCCCGAAGTCTTTGCTGTTACCTTTCTCAATAGCCACTTTCGAAGTACATCCGCATTTCTCGATTCTATCCGAAACGAAAGGGCAACTATCATATCCAGCCCGTAAATATCGGGCATGAGGGTATTCCCGGTAACAATTAAAGGACAGGGAATATCCGCTTTGACAATGCCCGATTTCAAAATAGTTTTGATGCCGCCATTGACTGTTTGGACATAGACTTCAAACAATGTGGCGATTTCAAATGCTGTCATTCGCACCTCACTGGACTGCGGTATGGATACCATACCGTTTCCTATGGTTATTATTGCTCTTTTCATTACTATGCCCCCTTTCTGCGTGCTATTAGTTTATCCATGTCTTCGGAAATTTTATCGTCGGTTACTTTGGCGTAGGTTTGTGTTGTTGAAATATTGGTATGCCCCATCATTTTGCTGATACTCTCAATCGGGATACCTGCCGAAAGCAAAAGCGTTCCAAATGTGTGACGGCTTTGATGATAGCTAAGATTGCCCTTTACACCCGCAAGAAAGCCTATTTCGTTTATGCAGTACCATAGCTGGTCGCGGTTTGGCAGAGGGAAAACCGGCTTAGTATCATCCGTTGTGTTGTATAACGACAATATCTGTTCCGCTACCGGATGCAGAGGTATAAACGCTTCAACATCCGTCTTTTTTCTGTTGATTCGTATAAAACGCTGCCCATCGGCTGTTTTTCCTATATGACGTGGGTATAACCCTTTTATGTCGGCATAGGCAAGGGCGGTAAATGCCGAAAATACAAAGGCTCTGCGCGTCAGTTCTTGCCACTTGTCGGGCATTGGATTTTCCATAATCGTTTTAAGTTCGTTCCTGCTTATGTGTTCCAGTTTAGGGGCAGCTTTCTTTTCATACGGAACATCAGCAATCGGATTATACCGCAATAATTCCCTATCAACTGCAATGTAGATAAGCCGGTTCAGCCAGGTAAAGCAATGGTTGACGTGTCCCGCGCTGTAATCCATGCTCTTTAAATAGAGTTTGTAGCCCTCGCCAAACTCTTCGGTAATATCGGTAAAGGCAATATCTTTCATTTTCAAAGTGAGCAAGTACCCGCGTAAATTGCTTTGAGAAACCTTTGATTGCCGATAAGTAGAGGTTGAGTTTATCTCAATAGAACGTAATCTTAATCGTTCACGCTCCGCTTCCCCTGCCTCTAACAACATGGTCGGAACGGAATTTACTTCGTTGATTGTATTTTTGAGTATTTCCGCACTGATAACGCCCTGTTCTTTGAGAATATTCTCATAAGTCTGTTCAATGCGGTCACGAAACGCTTTGAGTTGGTTGTTGCTTCTCTCGTCTTTGATTTCGCTTGTGTGACTGTTCCAGTTATCAGGTTTACAGGATATTCCGGTTGAGAGAACGGTTTGTTTGCCATCAATGGTAATCCGGCATAAAACAGCCGTTGTGCCATCCGCTTTTATTTTATTGCGGTTGATATAGAATAATGTCTTGAATGTGCTACGCATAATATTTGTATTTTAAATGTTTACAGAACTAATTTTAAATCTTGGGTCGTTTCGATATACTTACCCATATCCTCAAATAGTTTCTTTGGAGTGACACGGGCATAAATCTGTGTCGTTTTTATATCGGAATGACCGAGCATTTTAGATACAGTTTCAATAGGAACACCACCTTCGAGCGCAATCAAACTCGAAAACGAGTGCCGCCCCATATGGTAGGTCAAAGCGCCTTGCATACCAACCATTTGACGTATGCTTTGCAGATTCCATTTCAGTGCGCCGTGTTCCATTTTTGGGAATAAGGTTTCCCTTGATTTGTTCCTGTACTTTTCAATCAGCTCAATGGCTTCGGGTAGCAGCTTTACACGACTAAGTTTGCCGTTTTTGCCGCGCTGATATTTGAGCCATAAAGCGCCTGCATCATCTTTGGACAGGTTGTCGTTTGTGATGGCTACCACATCGACGTATGATGTTCCAGTGTAGCAGGCAAAAAGGAACATATCGCGGGTAGTTATGTGCGACCATCTGTGTTCTTCAATTTCCAAATCCCGTATCTTTTCAAATTCTTCACGGCTAAGGGTTCTTGGCGGATTGTCTTTCTGCTTTAACAAGGGATAGTTCACAAAGTAGAGTCTATCGGAATGTCCCTCTTTAAAGGCTATCCGGCAAATCTTTTTCAATAGAGCCAAATAATGTCGGGCAGTCTCTACGCTCAACCTCTTTTCAAGAATAATAAAATCCTGAAACTCCCGTATAAACTGTTCATTCAGTTGGCTGAATGCAAGGTCTGACGAATTAGAATTTTTCTTGATAAACTCGGACAATCTTTTCCGGGTGTAGAGGTAGTTCGGCAGGGTGCGGTGGGATACATCTATACCGACACGCGCTTTTACTTCTTCGATATGACGGTCGAAAAGCCGCATCAGGGTCATTTGTACGTCCATGCCACCCTGAAACAGATTTTTGACCGCTTCTGCATCAAATGGTTGATTGCGTTCTGTCAACGAATTGTAAGCCTCGTTGATAGAAAACAAAAGTTTATCCAGCTTCCCATTGGTCGCAACGGCTTCACGGCTCTTGCCGTTCAAACGGCTTTCGCGTGGATTCCACAAATCGGGGATACAGGAAAGTTTACAACTGAACTGTGCCATAGACTGGTCGACAGTGATACGCCCCATGATTGGGGTCTTGCCCGACTTGTAGGGAGAACTTTTTTTCAGGTAGAGTAATACCTTGAATTTTTCAACTTTCATACGCTTATAATTTTTATGGGTTTTGCCGTCGATTTTCTGACGGCAAAGCTACCGGTTATACAAGCGTCCTTTGTTATGCAAAATATTGTGAATCAACGAAAAAGAAACAGGTTCGATTTCGTTTATTTGCATCTTGTTACCTATCCGTTTCCGGTAACTACCCGGCTAACGATTTGGTAACTGAAATACTGTCTAATTTTGTCTTTCCACGTTCTTTTATTCGAGATTACAAGACCGAAAAATCGAACAACTGTACTCATTCTAAATAGATTACCTTTTTCCTGTATAATTTTGTTTTTGCTCGTTTTTCAACTGTTTTTCCACGTTGCCCGGCATACTTTTGCTACTTCGGTCACATTGACTAATGGTGTTCCTATAGAAACTGTTTCTAAAATGCTCGGCCATACATCTTTAAAAACAACTCAAATTTATGCAAGGATAGTTGACACTAAAATTTCGAATGAAATGGATCTATTACAGAAGAAATTAGTTAGTGAAGGTTGTGGTGTTGCTATATAGAATATCTGTAATGTATTGTCCTGTTGGTTTAGATCAAAAGATGTGTTGTTAAATTCTGCTTCTAAACCAAATGATTGCATAAAATGGACTTTTCTAATTTTTAATTGAAAACCGAATAAGGTTAGGTTGAAGGGTTTTATATGAATCATGATTTTTAAATGAATGGAAATTTTATGATTTAAAAATTTGATAAGTATCTTTCAGAATTATTTTTGAGAATTAACGATACGAAGTATTTAAACCCTTATGCCAACCAATAAAAACGCAACTATCCGGTATCAAGCACTTAATCAATGCTTCCGAAACCCAGGGAGGATCTATTACATCGATGATTTAATTGAAGCCTGCAACAATTCATTGCTTGATATTGATCCAAATTCAACTGGTATAAAAAGGCGACAACTTTTTGATGATATTAAGTTTATGCGTGATTCGCAAGGTTATGATGCACCAATCGAATCATTTAAAGATGGAAAAAAAGCATACTATCGTTATAGCGATTTGTCTTATTCAATAAACAATCAGCCTTTAAATGAAAGGGAAGCCCAGCAGTTAAAAGAATCATTGATGACTTTATCACGGTTTAAAGGGATGCCACAGTTCGAATGGGTTGATGAGATGAAAGCCCGTTTAGAAGTAAGCTTCAGGTTAAAAAGTCAGGATAAAGTCATTGAGTTTGAAGAAAATCAATATTTGACAGGCAAGGAGAATATTGGAGCTTTGTATGATGCAATAATCAATAAGCAAGTTCTGAAGATTGAATATCATCCTTTTAAACGTGATGAATCTATCCTGATGGTTTTGCATCCATACTTCCTGAAGCAATATAATAACCGATGGTTTTTATTTGGAATAAGTGGAGATGCAAAATCTGTTACAACCATTGCACTCGACCGGATTGAGGTAATTCAGCCTGTTTCTGAAGTATTTCTACCCAACACGGAAATTAATTTTAAAGAGTATTTTGAAGATGTTGTCGGTGTTTCGGTTCCTTATGATGGCATGGCAGATAAAGTCATTTTGAAAATTGATGGCGACAGTTGGCCTTATATCAAAACAAAACCGATACACGGTTCTCAAAAAATTAAAGAGCACACATCAAAATATACGATTATCGAACTCCAGGTGATACCCAACTTTGAATTGGAAGCGCTGATTTTTTCTCACGCTGAAAAGATTGAGGTAATTAGCCCGGAAACCCTTCGTAAACGAGTTAAGGATCGTATATTTCAACTTAAAGAGAAATACATTTAAACTGTGCATAATCACTGCACACATCCTTTTTATATTTGTTTTGAACAATTCAAGGTAGTATATAATGTTGATAACTACCTGTTTTTATTCCGGCGAATTAAGCCGTTTTGTGATATTTTTGTCATTCATTTAAAACTGAAACTATGCTTACAGGGCAACAACGTACTAATATTGATAAAATCTGGAAAGAGTTCTGGCAAAATGGTATGACTGACCCGCTGAGCATCATTAAGCAGATTACCTATTTGCTTTTTATTCGCAATCTGGACAGGTAGCAGGAGCTGAAAGAAAAACAGGCCAATAAACTGAAAATGCCGGTTCAAGATCCGATTTACCTTGAGGACCAAAGGGAGTTGCGCTGGAATGTTTTCAAAACCAAAGACCCGGAGCAGATGTTCCGGCTTTTCCGCAAAGAAGATGGCGTGTTCGATTTCATCAAAAGTATTGGACAAAAAGGCGGACTGTTTGCCGAAACGATGCGCTATGCCAATTTCGATATCAACAGCCCTAAGTTGTTGGATCGGATTGTGCAGATGATCGACAAACTGAAAATCGACGATATCGATTCAAAAGGTGACGTTTACGAATACTTGCTTTCGAAGCTGGCAACGGCAGGAATAAACGGACAATTCCGCACACCCAAGCATATTATTCGCCTGATGGTTGACTTGCTGCAACCGCAAACCGATGAACTGGTTTGTGATCCGGCTGCCGGAACAGCAGGTTTTTTGGTTGGTGTGGTCGAGTACCTGCGCGAGCATTATCCCGATGAATTTTACAAGAAAGAATTCCGCCAGCATTTCAACAATGGCATGTTCAGCGGCTTCGAGAGCGACAATACAATGGTGGGGATTAGCGCCATGAACCTGCAAATGCACGGCATCGACAATCCGAAGTTGAAATATATGGATGCTTTGTCGAATGATAACACGGTAAAAGATAAGTACAGCCTGATATTGGCTAATCCGCCGTTTTCGGGTTCAGCCGATTACGATGGAATTGAACTGAGCCTGAAAAAATCGCTCGATTTGGGCAAGACTGCCAAGACTGCCAAAACCGAATTGTTGTTCGTTTCGCTTATGCTGCGTCTGTTGAAGCCGGGTGGACGATGCGCGGTAATTGTT